AGTGGATATGATATCCAATATGGATATTGTTCCTTTATAAGCGATAATGGAATGACACAGATAGTTAGAAAGCCAAAATATAAAATAAACGATGTTCTGTATGTGCGTGAAACATTTTTTAAAAGTAAATATAAAGAATTTTATTACATGGCTGATAATAAGTGGACTACTCTGAAAAATTTAGGAATATCATTTAAATGGAAACCATCCATACATATGCCAAAAGAAGCAGCACGCATTTTTTTACGGGTAACAAATGTAAGAGTAGAGCGATTGCAAGATATAACAGAAGAGCAAGCTATGCTAGAAGGTGTGCCTTGTTTTGATCGTTATCCTATCAATAAAAAATATTGCCCAACATGTAAAGGTTTTGGATTGATTGGAGGATATGATAATAATACGATAGGGTTTGTGGAAAAAGAGTGTGAAGATTGTAATACAGGAATTAAAAGATTTTCTCATTTATGGAATTCAACAATCAAAAAATCAAATATGGATAAATATAGATGGGAAGTAAATCCTTATGTATTTGTGTATGAGTTTGAAATGATTAGTAAAGAAGCCGCAATGGAGACAGAAAATGAAATGTGCTGAATGCAAATATTGTAACTACGAAGGAACGGGATTGGCCGGTGGGTATAAATGTAGACATCCAAAAATAGAAGAATGTGCTAAGAAATATGAAAAGAAAACAAACAAAAGAATGACAAAAGCTCCTTGGCATATTGGATATAAATTGGTAAAGACGTGTCTGAGATATTGCCCTTATAAAATGATGGAGGATGATAAAAATGAAATTTACATACGGACAGCTTAGCACGATAATTTATAGTATCGTGTACGATGAAGCGGTTGATTACGAAATAGAAGATATTGAGGCATTGATGGAATATCTTGATAATAATGATGACAATTACATTGAGGTTTTAGGCGTATGATCAATAGAGTGATTTTAGTCGGTCGATTAACCAAAGATCCAATATTACGCAAAACACAATCGGGATTCAGTGTTACATCCTTTACCGTAGCATGCGATCGCAGAATCAAGACCGAAGGACAGCCAACAGCGGATTTTATCAACTGTGTATGTTGGAATAAGGTTGCTGATAATACAGCACAGTATACGCATAAAGGAAGCTTAGTTGGTGTGGAAGGAAGAATTCAGACACGCAGCTATGACGACCAGAGTGGAAGACGTGTCTATGTGACCGAAATTGTCGCAGACTCTGTTCAATTTTTGGAGCCTAAGGGAACCAACAGTGCTGCTAACACACCAAGTTATGATGCGGGTAATCAAGGTACTGAACATGATGCTAGCGACAGTGAATTTAGATTACAAGAGGATGATTTACCATTTTAAAGGAGGAAAAGATGAAAATGAAAATAATACAGGTTACAGATGAAGCTATAGTGTTCAGCAATGGCAATAAAATTACATATGATCACGTACAAGATTGTTGTGAATACAACTTTGCTGATTTTAAGTCTTTAGAGGATACGCTTGCGATGGAAACTGAATTTGAAGATAACCTTATATTTGAGGTAGTAAAAGGTTATGGTGACGATAATAAAGGGTCAGGGTTTAGATTTGGTAATCCAAATAACATGTTTTTTGTTCCATGTTATTCGGAACAGAATGGATGTTACACTACCGATATTAAGATTTATTATACTAATACTAAAGAGGTATTGAATTTGATGTGCGAAGAAAGGATATATTAGCACAAAGGAGATAGATACAAGGTGAAAAAATATCAAGAAGCATTAGATTGGGGTGAAGAAAATGAATAAATTAGGAACGGCCTGTATGCCATTGGTGAAGAATATTCCAAAGCCTTCGAACAAGCAATGGGTAAAGACAATATGCCCGGTGTGCGGCCATGAATGTTGGGAAACTCCTCAATTAAGATGGGCGAAAAAAGCAGGTATGGTAGATAAAGCTGCATGCACAGAGTGTGCTATTAGCGGAAAGGGAGAAATAAATGAATAAATATCAAGAAGCATTAGATGGTTTAAAAGAAAATATTGAAAATATCACGGGCACGCGAATAGAAACTGATGAAGATTTTTATGGATGGATTGATACCTTGCAAGAATTAGTTGATAAGGAAACACCTAAAAAATACTAGCTAAACACTACGAAAAGGAAGGAGAAAAACCATATATCAAATATGTTTGCCCTAATTGTCGTGATATACAATTATCAAGAGTAACGGAAAAGAACCACCCATATGAAAACATTTGTTGTAACAGATGTGGGCAAGCCATAGATTGGAGTGATGAAGATGAATAAAGAAGAATTATTAAAATCGGTAAATAACTTACAGAATGAATACGATGCTTTTCTCATGATGAACAGATACTCGTGGGGAAATAAAAATTCTCATGCTAAAGAATTTGAAATGTTGTCTAAATTAAAAGATACTAAGGTTAAAAATGCTTTAGCGTGGATACACGATTGTTATGATTGTTATTATAAAGATGAAATCGCAAAAGATAAGGACAATCCATTTAATTATTTAAGAGAGGTAATAGAAAATGAAAAATGATTGGATATTCTTATTTATAATCATTTTACTTGATCTGCCTTTTATATTACTTGCATTTCTTATAAAAGATCGAGAAGACAGAGAAAAAAATAAAAGATAAAGGTGGTAATAAAATGATAGGAAATATATTATGCGTACTGCTAGGTTTGATTGTTGGCGCAGTCATAATGGGGTGTGCAAAATGCGGTAATAAAGAAGAGTCTTTAGATTATGAGTACTGGAAGAAGGTAGGAAATGAAAAAGGAAATATTGAGCACAAAAGATAAAATTGAGCAGTTTAAAAGGGATTGTAAAAGTAATGACTATTATACAAAAGCAATTCTGAAATGTAATGAACGTATCGAAGAATTAGATGTGCAGCTCACAGGGCTTGGATGTCCAAATGGAAATGATGATCCTAAATGCGAAAACGCAAGGAATCCATACAAGTCTAATAAATTAGCTCCAATGATGGAACAACAACAAATTATCGATGAACGTAACGAATACATAAGGCGAATTAATTCAGTATCCGCTAAGTTAATGAAAATTACCGACCCTACAGATAGACAAATGATAGTCGATTTGTTTGTCGAAAAAAAGTATTACAAAAACATGATTGATAAATATCATTTCAATGATTCATCTGCAATGTATAGACATGCAAATAAAGTAATTTCAAAGATAGTATAACTGGACACTATTTGCATAAAAAAAAGTAGTATTATGATATCGTAGAAATAGCAGGGAGAAAGTTTCATACTTTCTGCTTTCTATTGTCTTTGTTTCTCCCCCTCTTGTGTAAGGCATCTTCGGATGCCTACCGTAAACTGCTAACGATTACTTTGAGGTTATTGTTAGTGGTTTAGGGTAGATGTTCTCTCTCTATCTATGATAATACCCTTACAAAAAGCAATAGATAGTCGGTTTAAAAAGGCCTGTGTTAACCATTAAAAACATGGCTATATTGGTGTTTAGGCGCTTCACCGGGCTAACAAAAGCGCTACACAAATTTAAAAAAGGAAATTAAGCATCTATTAAATTGGATGCTTTTATTTTACCAAGAAAGGAATGACAATAATGAAATATATCAAACAAGCAGCAATTATCATATTGCTTTTTTTCTTATGCGGTTGTGGGCATTCAGTATCAGAAGGAATTATAATTGAAAAGCAGCATAAGAAGGCATATACATCTATAATACCAGTAACACACATAGTAGGTAAATCAACTATAACAACAATGACACCCATCTATCATGGAGAAAGATGGTTAATCAAAATACAGAAATGTGTAAACGATGGATGCAAAGAAAGTGTTTATGATGTTGATGAAAAAGAGTTTTGGTTATTAAACAAAGGCGATTACTGGAGGTATGAAGAATGAAATGCCCCTGTAGTGACAAGAGATGTATAAACAAAGTGCCATGTAAACATTTGTGTGGTGCTTATTTAATATGGCAGCATTGGTATAGGAACAGGAGGAAAAAATATGGAAGTGACTAGCATAGTGTGTTTGAATTGCCCTAAGAAAAGACCAGGTTGTGTAAAAGGATGCGAATGGTTAAAAGCATCAGGGAGGTAGAAAAATGAAAACAAATGAATTATTATGGCGAGTGTTTATATTTACACTGGCTTTTATTTTAGCTAAGACATTCAGTAATGAATGGTGGATGCTATTTACGTTAGTTGCGTTTATTGATGATTAAAAAGGAGGTTAATCTATGCCAAGACAAAGAAGTCCCAATAGAGATAAAGCAAAGGATATGTATATCAGCAGCAAAGGAAAGATGCTGTTAAAAGATATAGCAGCACAGCTTGATGTAAAGGATACGCAAGTTCGTAAATGGAAATCTCAGGATAAATGGGACGAAGAATTAAAAGGGAACGTTACTAATCGGAAAAGGAACGTTACCAAAAAAAGCAAAGGCATAGATGGGCAACTTAAAACAGAATTATTACCAGAAGAAATAGAAACACTGAACAACGAGGAGCTGACCGAAAAGCAGCGTCTTTTTTGTTTATATTATGTAAGATGGTTCAATGCAACAAAAGCGTATCAAAAGGCTTATGGATGTGACTATACAACAGCGATGGTCAATGGATGTAAGCTACTAAGTAATCCTAAGATACGAGCTCATATTCAATCGATCAAGGGTGCTAAGATAAAACAATCGATGTATACAGCTGAGGACTACTTCCAAAAAATGATGGATATAGCATATTCTGATGTAACAGACTACATGACGTTTGGCCAAGAAACAGTAGCAGTTACGGGAGCATTTGGTCCGTTAGAAGTTGTTGATCCAATTACTAAAGAGAAAAAGATATTAACAAAAGATATCAATGTGGTGCGTTTTAAGGATTCATCAGAAGTAGATGGCACACTTATACAGGAGGTAAAGCAAGGCAAAGACGGATGCTCTATAAAGCTTGTTAGTAAAGAGTTTGCACTTAAGTGGTTAGATAAGCATTATAGCGATGCTACAGATATGCAAAAAGCACAACTAGATCAATTAAAGGCTCAGACGGATAAGCTGAAAGCAGATAGCGAGAATGCTCCTGATGACAGTCTGCAAGCAAAAAAGGACGCAATCACCGGCATAGTAGAGCAGATGCAACCTTTAGGGGACGACGATGTATGACACAGCCAATGCTGTTACTATCACCTAAATTTAGGGACTTCCTTCGCTTAGACACTGAGCGAGAGTTTCTAGAGGGCGTGACCGCCTGCGGTAAAACCACAGT